GTTTCAATTTCAGAAATCATTTTAGCAAAACATTCCCATTCTGCATCTGAGATAGTATCACATTCTATTTTCCATGTGAGGTCTAACCCTGCATGTGATTTAAAATTAGACTGTTGAAACAAATCAGTCTTAGGCGTTATACATGAAGAATGAATATATCCTTCTGATAGTGTATCATAATAATTCTCTAATCCCATCATTTATCTCCCATATTAGTTGGTGCATATTGTTCACCGTTATATGCAGGATAAGCATCATCCTCAACACCAGCATTGCAGCCAAAAACTACTACAGCTAGAAACAAACAAGAATATAACGTACCCTTTTTCATCCAAACAATAAACCCATCAAAAGCAGCCTCTGCTTGTTTCTGTGCTTCCTGTCTTACTATTTCATCACTTGGGTTCATGATTGTCCATCTTCCATTCTATAAAAAATATGTGCTCCAATTTGAGCAATTTTAGTAAAAGCCTTTGCCCAACTTGGCGAAACATATGTTGCATGGTAATGTGTAGAACCTTCGCTAATGCCTCTCCAAGTACCTTGATTATATATAATATCTGCATATCTCACAGATTTTTCCCACGCTTCTGCGTTTTGTGGTTCATCTGCTTTACCGTCACAATACCAGCTAAACTGACATTTATTTAATAGTGGTTCACCTTTATCATTCAGATAAGATTGATGCACAACATCACACGGCGTATCTGGATACTTTGCATGATTTACTCTATTTAGTACAACGTCCGTAACGCTCATGGCATCAACCAAAGATACTGCCATTGTTTCATAGTAAATGTTAGTGGATAAGCAAGTCAATTGCTTAACTTTTTCTGCATGTTCTTCTAATCGAATAGCTTCTTTTTCATTAAATTCTTCCGCTAAAGCCGCTGCTCTTAGTTCTACTGCTTCTGCGCTTTCGTTGGTTCTTTTTTGGCTTTCATATACTGCATATCCGATGCCTGCACATACTATAGCATTTGCTGCCATTATTGCGATATGTTTATATTTCATTTTGTGTCCCTATTATGATTCGTTATTATTAATAATATCATAATAGGGAAACTTTGTCAAGCGGTTTTAGGAAACTTTAATGTATATTGTGTATGATGTTCAGGCGATAAATCTTTATAACCCAATGCCCAATTTTCAGCAGCATCTTCTACATATCTAAGAGAATTATTAGGAAAAGTTTCTTCAAAGTATTTTATACCTTCTTCAGTGAAATATTTTATATAAGCATATTCTTCTTTATAACTGAAATGAATTTCGCAATAATCCGTACTGTTATCGGACCAATGAGTTGAAAGTTTTTTTCCCATTTTTAATCTCCTTGCATTAGATCCTCGGCTAAAGGAAATATTTTGCTGATAGCTTCACCACATGCGACTGCCAGATCCATGTGTTCTTTTTGAGTTCCATTATCACTTCTTAGTTCTATATAGTGAATCCATGATCTTAGCGTTCCGTTGACGTATAGCCGCGACATTGTAAGACCTTCTGGCAAAACTTTTCTTGCTTGTTCCTTAGCGATACCATTTTCGATTGCCCATTCATACGCTGATTTAGTTGCTTCAATTACAACTTGCTGCTGCCTTACCCATTCTTTTTGAAGTTCAATATCATCATGTTCAATGCTATTTTGTCTGTTCTTAGGGTCTTGCAATCGTGCATCACAAACCTCGAACATATTTTCCCCAAACTCATCAACATTAGCATATCTTTGTGAAAACTCTTGAAATGAAAATGAACGATGCCGTAAGAGTTGTCTGGCAATATCTCTTGTAGTTTCAATTTCCATTGTCGCAGAAACCATTTCGAGTGGCGACCAATGCTTGTGTTTAATTAAATAGCGAATAAGTTTTTCACTTGTACTATTATTCATTTGATTTGTAGGATTTGACACTCTTGCACAAAACGCAACAAATTCTTGAATATTTCCAAGTGCAGGACTTTCGTGTGGCTGTGTGTATGCTCTTAAAACTGCTTTCATAATAATTCCTTAGTGTACGGTTACGTTGGTAAAGGGTTCATCAAGCATACTTTCGTGTTGTTCAAAAATATAATTTAACAGGCTCTTATATGCTTGATCAGTCAATTCAAATCTATATAGCTTTAGAGAATATGCCATCATTAAGCCAGCGATTTGTAGATTTTCATATCCTGCATCTTTTCTATTATCTACGATTTCGTGAAAATAATGCCACAGTTTCTCTAAATCTACTTCGCTAATTTCCTCTTTATCTGTCATTTTATTAGGTTACTCCATTTTTTGAGCTTTTCTCTTTTAGCTGTAGCTGCGGTAAGTATCTCATCTCCTGAAATATCAAGATGATCTCCCAACAAATCTAACATACATTGTACGTCTCCCATTTCCGCTATAAGATTTTTTCGCTTTTCATCGTCTATACCAAACCTAAGAATTTTCATACACTCTTTTGTTAACTCTGCACATTCTTCGCCCGTAACAACTAAACATTCTGCGTGGGTTTGCTTCATAGTTTAAAGTCCTTAAATTTAGCAGCATCTTGACCCTGCGGAGTTTTATCAAAAATAGGCGTATCGTCTATCAAAGTCTGCTCAGAATCATCAACATCAAATAGTCGCATTTTTGCTCGGTCGACACCAATTACAAATCGCTTTTTATAGCCTACATCATTATAGCGATTCTTCAATTGCTTAACCGCGATTTGACCCATGCTTTCAAGTTCTTCACTGGAGATAAGAGCAAACATGAGGTCGGCAGTAGCGGGTAGTCCAAAAGACTCGGACGTATCTTCAAGCCCAACATCTGAGTTGCCATAACCAGAGCGAGTCGTTTGTGTTGCTGAAACAATCGGGAGGTTAAACTCGACTGCAAGACCGCGCATTTCTTCTGCAATAGCTTTGATATATGTGTAAGAATTAATAGACCCTCCCATACCTTTCATGCGACTTGATGCACATATATTTAGATAATCAATAAAGACAATATCAGGCACAAACGACTTTTTTAATTTTAATTCGCCAAGTAAATTTCGAAAGTGTGCAGTATTTGCTTGACCTGTAGGATACTCTTTTACAATCAGTTTACCGTTCGTTCTTTTAGAGATATTCGCAACGCGCTCTGCAAAATTTTCTTTACTCAATTCCGTGAGATCCGCGATAGGTACGTTTAGCAAGTTCGCGTCAATACGTTCTGCAATTCGTTCTTCTGCCATTTCCATTGTGATATATAATACATTCTTACCATCTGTTAATGCTGCCGCTGCTTGGTGACACATAAACAGAGATTTACCAACACCAGTACCAGCAAGAATAATATTTAGTGTTTTTCTTGGTAGACCACCCTTCGTGATGATATTAAAATATTCAAGATCAAATGGCAGTCTTTCCTCATCTTGATGATAAAACTCATATCTTTCGGCAAAGTTTGCCAAATAGTCGTGTCCGATATTCGTATCAAATGAAACGCCTAAAGCCTTTGTCAAAATCTCAGGCAGTGCATTCTTAGTGAGAGATTTATGTTTGCCGTCAATAATACTGATCGACTCCATAACCGCATTGAATAATGCTCTGTCTTGACACCACTTTTCAGTTTGATCTAAGAGCCATTCCTCATCTGATTTCTCTTTATCAAATAGCTGTGGTATTACTTCTATTGCTTGATTGTAATTTTCTTCAGTAAGAGAACCAGATTCATCTAGTTGAATTTTGTAAGTTTCCGCTGTAGGTAATTTATTATATTTTGCAACAAATTTACCAATTTCGACAAACAGAGTTTTATAAACACCCTCAAAATATTCCACTTGCACGAACGGCAAAACTTTTCGCATATACTGCTCATCTGTAAGGATGTTTTTTAGAATTACTTGTTCTATATTACTCAAATTATTTCCTTCGTTAAACGTCTATTATACTATATTTTTTACGACAGGTCAAGATAAAAAACTATCTAATTTCGAGGCATTTGCATCGTCATAAGCTTTTTTATATTCGAACCTAGCCTTTAATACTAACCCTCTATATGCAAGTTTTGCATCATCCTTTATCTTATAATATTTCGGATACATTTTTGCTAAAAGGCGCTGATCTTGCTGGGCTTCATCGTCTTTATTATTATCCCATAACACAGAACCAATATTTGCTTTTTTATCAATGCTTTTGTTTCTAGAACAAAAATCATTCATTTTCCATCCAGCTTTCCCATTTGTAGCCATGACTACATTGAAAAGGGTATCATCTGAGGTATGCATTGTAGATGATAATAGTTTTTCATTTTCGCAAAATGTATCATATAATTTGCTTCCGTCTATAAACCAAATCTGATAAATTGCGCTCAGTTTTGTAATAAGTTGAGGTTTCGGAGCAAAAGATTCTGCGGAAACACCTAAGTAACAAGCGTCCGCATTTTCAGTTAAAATTTTTGCCGCGCTTTCAAAAAGGTAATCTATATCATCTGAAGTAGCGACTCGCTTTGCTTTTTCCATATTAGACGGCAATCCAAGATA